CTGTAAATGATTACCGTAACCGACATAGCGTATAAGAAGATTAAACAGAATTTAGAGCGCCGTGGAAAAGGTGTAGGTATCCGGATAGGAGTAAGAACTACAGGATGTAGTGGATTGGCCTACACAATAGAATATGTGGATAACTATGAAGTTGAACAAGGAGTAACTAACTTTGCTCAAGACAATTTTGTTGTATTAGTAGATGCTAAAAGTTTAGCATATCTAAATGGCATGACAATGGATTGGGTTCGAAACGGACTCAATGAAGGATTTGAATTTAACAATCCCAACGAACGAGATCGTTGTGGTTGCGGAGAAAGTTTTAGAGTATAAGATAATGTTAGAAACTATATGTGACATAATGGTAGACGCTTACAAGCGTAATTGGATTACTAGCCGTGACGGTAACGTGAGTATTCGTCACCACGACCGTGATCACTTTTATATTACTCCAAGTGGGGTGCGTAAACAAACACTACAACCTGATCAGTTTAAAAAGATCGGTATTGAGAAAGGCTACTACGATCAGCCACCTAGAATATATCATGCTAGCAAAGAGTTAGAGTACACCGAAATCAGTGCCAACCTAACACCCAGCGGAGAACTGCCATTACACTTTGGCCTGCAAAAAGAAATGGGACAACACACAGGCGAAGTTCGTGTGGTAGTACATGTTCATCCCACTTACTGTATTGCGGCCATGCATGCCGGTATTGATTTGAGTACTGTGAGTGCAGCCTTTCCAGAACTCAATCGCTATACCAAGGTAGCACCCAATGTAGGAGATGTACCTCCCATTAGCCAAGAACTTGCAGATGAATGCCACAAGATGTTACAATTAGACAACACTGGCAATATTACCTACGATATAGTTGGTATTAAAGGACACGGAGTTGTAGCCATTGACACAAGCCCGTGGCGTGCCTACGAACATATAGAAAGATTAGAACACATCTGCAAGATTGTACTTGCATCAGGAAAATATTAAAATGTCAAAACAACAATATAATTTAAACACAAAGACAGACTATCTTAATCGAAAGATGTTTCTAGACCCAGCAGGTCCTGTTACTATTCAACGCTTTGAAGAAGTCAAGTACAAAAAGATAGCAGACTTTGAAGCAACTGCTCGTGGTTTCTTTTGGCAACCAGAAGAGATCAGTCTTACCAAAGATTCAAATGATTTTAAAGATGCCAGCGATGCAGTCAAGCACATCTTCACTAGTAACTTGCTACGCCAAACAGCATTAGACAGTTTACAAGGCCGTGGCCCAAGTCAAATCTTTATGCCGGTAATCAGTTTGCCAGAACTAGAAGCTCTAGTATACAACTGGACATTCTTTGAAACTAACATTCATAGCAAGAGTTATAGTCACATCATTCGCAACATCTATAATGTGCCAAAAGATGTGTTTAACACCATTCACGACACTAAAGAGATTGTGGACATGGCATCAAGTGTAGGCAACTACTACGAAGCATTACACATGGTCAACTGCCGTAAACAGTTAGGTGAGACAGTCACCGAACACGAACATATCCGTGCAATTTGGATGGCACTACACGCAAGTTATGCGCTAGAAGCATTCCGCTTTATGGTATCATTTGCCACAAGTCTTGCAATGGTAGAAAACCGCATCTTTATTGGCAATGGTAATATTATTAGTTTGATTCTACAAGATGAGCTACTGCACAAAGGTTGGACCGCCTACTTGATCAATCAAGTGATCAAAGAAGATCCTCGCTTCTTGGCTGCAAAAGAAGAGTGTGAGCAAGAAGTCTATCAACTTTATATGGATGTGATCCGTGAAGAAAAAGCCTGGGCTGACTATTTGTTTAACAAAGGTCCAGTGATTGGTCTTAATGCTAATATTCTAAAAGATTTTGTTGACTATACCGCAGTGGGTGCTCTTAAAGATATTGGTATCAAGTATCAAGGCCTCGCTCCAAAGAGCACACCTATACCTTGGTTTAACAAACATACTGATACCAGCAAGAAACAAACAGCCCTACAAGAGAACGAATCGACTAACTATGTTATTGGAGTAATGAGTGAAGGCATTGACTACGATGCTCTGCCTGCGCTATAATAAATTATGTATAAAGCACAATTCAAAACTAAAAGCCCCTATGAGTCTTGGACCACAATAGGCACCTTTGGCAATGAACAAGGCGCAATTGCAGCAGCCTTGGCCCGTAAGTCTAAAGGTGCTTTGTTAGTTAGAGTCGTTGACAAAAACGGTGCTGTAATCTATTCAAGTTAATTATGAAAACACTAAGAGAATACATCAACCTAATTGAAGGTAAAATCGACGACAGCTGGTTTAAAGACGGTGGCTTCAACACTTTCAAACTGGCTAAACCTATTCACTACGATACCGCAACTAATAGTGGAACTATTGATACACTAGAAGGACCAGTAAGATACGAAGCTGGACACAAAATTATCACAGGCCCCAAGGGTGAGAAGTATCCAGTTAGTCCCGAGTCATTTGAAGACAAGTATGATATTGACGACGAGCATACTGCTACCCCAAAGAAGATCGTTAAGTATGCTAAACTAGCCGACCACGACGGAGTTCTGCAAACCAGTTGGGGCAATCTAGAATATACCAAAGGTAATGATGTCATTGTTCGACACGGCGATGGAGACTACGGTGCCGTCAAGCTAGACATTTTTCAACAGACATATAATACAAAGGAAATAAAATGGAAGTAGTAGTTTGGAGCAAATATCACTGCCCCTATTGTGATCAAGCTAAGGCTTTATTGGGACAGCGTCAAATACGATTTATAGAAAAGAAAATCGGAGATGGATACACTAAAGAAGAATTGTTAGAAGCAGTTCCTACAGCTCGTTCTGTACCACAAATCATTATCAATGGTAATGTCATAGGCGGATTTATAGAATTAAGAAAATACATAGACGAAACCGGTTTCAACGGAACCGGATACTAATTAGGAAAATAAAATGTTAATTGATAAAGGTGTTACCATCGGTGAAGTTGTTACTCTTAAACTTACCAGCGGCGAAGAACTTGTTGCCAAGTTAGTAGACGACGGTCCAATGCATTATAAATTGAGTCATCCACAGGTCATAGGTATGGGACCAAAAGGGCCAGGACTAATGCCTTACTTGTTTACTGTGAGCCCGGACAAAGAAGTAAGATTAAACAAAGGCACAGTTGTAATGATTGAAGCCACAGATAAAGCATTTGCAGATCAGTTTATTCAGAGCACTACAGGCATTGCTCTAAGATAAATATTATCAAAGGAAATACTATGCCAGGAGTAGCTAGATTAGGTGATCCAATTTCAACAGGACACGGATGCGATGGTGCAACTACCCTCACAGGCCCGTCTGGTGATGTATTTGCTGATGGCATTGCTATAGAACGAGCCGGCGACCCTACCGTTTCTCATAGAATATCAGGTAGAGGTTGTAGTGTTAGTCATGTTGCAGCAATAAATGCAGGCTCTGGAACTGTTTTTGTTAACGGCAAACCTATTGCAAGAATAGGTGATTCTGCAGATGCTGGTTCAATTACTGGTGGTTCGGGCACTGTCTTCGCAGGTTAATAATATATATATGAAAAAGTTTTTTTGGAAAATATTAGGATTCCTTAGTTTAGGAATGGCCTACATTGGGTTAATCACGCCCGGCATACCCTATAGTTGTTTTGTGGTCTTTGCCGCATACTGCTTTGCCAAAGGCAGTCCCAAAATGCATGCCTGGTTATACAACCACAAGATATTTGGACCATTCCTAACCAATTGGAACGAATCCAAACAAGATGAAATACTTCATGCTGACCATGATGACTAGCAGTTTGGTTATCATGTGGTTGACAGCAGTGCCCGTTCGTGGTATAATGTACACAGCAGCCTTTATGTGCCTAGTGGCAATTTGGGCTTGGCGCTTTCCAGGTTCGGTAGAGGAACACGATAAGCGTATTGCAGAAGGTCGTAAGATTGGATGGTTTAATAATCAATTCTAGTCAACGAATCTCGAGGCTAAGGCGTTAAATATATACAGGCTCTAAGGAGAAGGTTATGAAAAAGGTCTTGATTGGTTTGGCTATCGCTGCAACAGCATTTGGTGCTAGCGCACAACATACTAGCAATAGTATGATTCGTGGACACGGCTGGCAAGGCCCGCAACATCACCATCACCATCATGCTAGATCTAATAATTGGATAATCCCGGCACTGATCGGAGGAGCAGTTGTATATGCTGCCACCCGCCCAGAACCAGTGATTGTTCAGCAACCAGTTATTGTTCAACAGCCAAGTGATATAGTTTATATCAATGGCTTTGCCTACCGTAAACAAATTATGGTAGTCAATGGGCAGTATCAAGAAGTCCTAGTAAGACTTTAAAAATTTACACACACAGAAAAACTTAACATAACAGGAAAAAGTAACATAATGGTAACAGGAAAAGTAAAGTGGTTTAACGATGCCAAAGGTTTTGGTTTCATTACTCCCGACGACGGTGGCGCAGATTTATTTGCACATTTCTCACAGATTAATTCGAGTGGCTTCAAGAGCTTGCAAGAAGGACAGACTGTAAGTTTTGAAGTAACTCAGGGTATGAAAGGCGCACAGGCCAGCAACATCCAGCCTGCCTAAAAGAATTGTTGTAATCCCTTCAAAGTGAAGGCATTCTGGACGCGGGTTCGACTCCCGCCAGGTCCACCATAAGGAAATTGTATGATATTACCGTCAGTTTTAGGATTAGTAATATTTGTATTATTGATAGTTTTTTTATGATGGGCCTGCCATGGTTTCGACAGGGTGAGATAATAGAGACGGCAACACGGTAGGCGATGACCGTAAATCAAGCAAAACTCGTAAATGCAAACGCAGATACATTCGACTTCAGCGCAATGAGCTTCACTGGTAACTCTGTTACTGGCGCAGGCAAATTTGCTCTAGCTGCCTAAGAAACAGCAGGTCCGAGGTAGTTATACCTTGTCATCCAAAATAGCAGAACCCGCTTCGGCGGGTTTCTTTTTGTTCGCACAATAAATATATTCAGCAACATAGTTGCTCTATGACTGTTTGGCTAGCAAGGACCCGTAAGGGCGATGGATGCGTCTGTCAATAGCTTTTAGACGATTCAATTCGAGCAAGGCATCTCAGTGCCTTTTATTTTTAGCTTGCGATTAGTTGACAGGCTTAGAAGATCCTGCTATAATAACATATCGACAAAGTAGAATACATATGGACGAACTTAAAATTAGAGAAGACGAAGGTAAATTCTACGTTTACTTCAACGGTCCTTTTGGATCATGTGCCTATCAAAGTGATCCGTTCGATACACTAGAGGCCGCAGAGGCATTTCGACAAGAGCAACTAGATTCAGCAGACTTGGGAGAAACAGAATGAACCTCGAAGACGTTATAAATTACAAAAATTTGGTGTACTAAATATAAAATGTTAGAAGAAAAAAACATACAATCAAAGAAATATCAGTTAGGACAATTTTTTACACCTGTAGATCTTGTTAAAGAAATCCTTGACAATATAAAAGTTGATTCTGATATTATAATTGAT